GGCTCAGGCAATGGCGCAGCAACAGCAGGCGATGGCGATTCAGCAGGGTGTCGATCCGAAGACCGCTGTTCTCAACGCTGAAGTTCAGGCAAAAATCGCTCGCCAGAATGCCGAGACTATGGCCAACATTCAGCGTCAGAACACGAAGGCGATGGCAGATCTGTCACGCCGGAATGCGAAGACAACCGCTGATATTCAGCGAGCGAATGCAACTGCCGAGTCTAACTTGGCGCGTCAGGGATAAGAATTATGGGAAACGAAGAAAACATCGTTGAATTTATCGCCAACAACTTCCCAAAGATGGGCGGTTGGTGCGATCCGAAGAAGGGTATTGAAATCGCCAAACTTGTTCTCGAAACGAAACCGCAGCGCATTGCTGAAGTTGGTGTTTTCGAGGGCAAGTCTACACTCGCACTCGCCCAAGCCTGCAAGCTAAACGGAAGCGGAACCGTCTACGCTATCGATTCTTGGAAAAAAGAGGACTGCATCGACGACGAGACGAATGCCAATCAGGAGTGGTGGGCGACACTCGATCTGGACAAGCATTACGAATCTTTCGTTGGTCATTGCGTTCGCGCGCAGGTCGTAAAGCAGATTCAGTTCTGCCGCATGTCCTCATGGGATGCGTCGCGATTTCTGCCCGACATGGACATGGTTCACATCGACGCCAATCACGCCGAATGGCCGTCTACGAGCGATGTCGTCAACTGGCTTCCAAAGCTCAAGGTTGGCGGATATCTGGTCATGGACGATGTGAACTGGGAATCGACCCAGACTGCTCTCAAGTTCGTCCTGAAACGCTGCGAATTTGTCTCGCGATTTGATCTGAGCGAGAGCGTTTTTGCTATCTATCGAAAACTGAAATAACCCCGTGCAAACGGTCGTTATCACGATGCGAGGCAGTTCTCGCATCCCGCGCCTACAAAGAAACCTTGATTCCGCTGGAGTCACGGACTACCGCATTTTCTATGGCCTGAACGGCGCGAAGTCCGGCCTGAAAGCGAGCATTCCATACGAGATAGATGCTCCCGGTTCAGGCTACCTTATCTGCTCCAAGCACGTTGGATGCAGTATGTCCCATTGGATGCTGTGGAACGCGCTGGATTTCGATCCTTCCACGCCGGACATGGTGATGGTCCTAGAGGACGACATCCTATTCCGTCCGCATTGGCGCGAAACAATCGAACGTGCGCTGACAAAGCTGCCCGAGGATTGGGACATTCTCTATCCCGGCTCCTGTTGCGCGCATGGAAAGCTCTCACGCGAGCTGGATTCAAACCTTTTCGAAGGAATGCCGCTTTGCACTCACTGCTACATCGTCCGCAAGAAGGCTCTCAAGACCCTCATCGAGACGAACGAAGAGGTCTTCGCTCCAATCGATTTGCAGATGTACTTTAAGAGCCGCCAGCATCTTAAATGCTTCACAATTTTCCCGCGAGTTGCCGATCAAGAAGACTGCCTTTTAGCCGACTAAAATTATGGGTTCACCTTTCAATGGAGACACGTTCATCGAGCAGGAGTTTCTCTACCTCAAAGAACGCTTCGAGCTGACGGCCGCTGTCGAAACCGGCACTCACGAAGCGGACACTACCGTTTGGTTGGCCAAGAACTTCCTCAAGACCGTTTCATGCGAGCTGAACCATGATCTGGTTGAGAAGGCTAAGGAGAAGTTCAAGCGCGAGAATGTCTACGTCGAGATGTTCGAGGGCAGCAGCGATGCCTGCATGAACTGGTTCATTCCGCATCACGGAATTGGACACGACACAATCTTCTTTCTCGACGCCCACTGGAACGACTACCTGCCACTGCTCGAAGAGCTTGAGGCAATCAATCGCTATGACCTACATCCAGTCATCGCCATCCACGATTTCAAGGAACCGACCGGACAGCTCGGCTACGACAGCTACAACGGCCACGACATCTGTCTCAGCTACATCAAGGACAAGTTAGACGCAATTTACCGCGCCAAGACGTTGACGCAGAAGTACGGCTACAGCTTCTACTACAACCACCCCAGCCGCTCTACCGGCGCGCGTCGCGGCATCATCTACATCCTCCCGAACCGATGAAACTACAGCTCGAAAAGACGCCGTGCTTCATCGTCTCGAAGCCTGAGAGCGAGAAGGAGCGACGCTGCATCCGCTACATGAAGACATTCGGAATCGATGCGGTTCCGATGTACGGATTTAGGGCCGAGAACTGCGGCATATCGACCGACTACTATCACACACGCGAGAAGGAGAAGGCGAAGGTCAAAACAATCGTCGCCGGACTCAGCCATTTCTCCGTCTGGTCGGCCATCAAGTGGATGGTTGAGTCGAAGATAACCGATCATCGCACATTTCTTATCGTCGAGGATGACGTTGAGTTCACATGCTCCGACTGGAAGGCAAAGCTGGCCGACAATCTGGACTATCTCCCGAGCGATTGGCATGTCGTCTACATCGGAAGCTGCTGCGCCGACCCGATTGAAGACCACGGCTACATCGCGTCGAACCTTTACAAGCTCGTTCGCGGCATGTGTACGCATGCTTACCTTGTAAATTACGAAGGTGTCTGCAAACTCCTCGAAACGAACCAGAAGGTTTGGGGTCCAATCGACATCCAGATGCTGGTGGATTCGATGCCTAGGATGAACTTTTACGGGATTCTTCCGAGGCTCGCGACGCAGGAGAACACAAAATTGTATCCATAATGAAAGACATCATCCGAAGTCTGTCTCTTAAAGCTCTCAAGCGATTTGCAAATGGCGGTGATGGTCAGGCTGATTTGCTGATGCAGATCGAGGATTTGCAGAAGACCCTTGAGATTCGAACCAAAGAACATGACGAGCATCTGACCGAGGTCCGCGAGGAGCGCGATCATTGGCTTGCTCTCTACGACGAAATCAAATTCGCAGCCGAGTTTCTAATGAGCTACGCAAAAAACGACGTACCCAAGCTGGCCGAACAATGCGATTGGGAGGTTGGCAAAATCACGCTTCCTGAGGAGGTTGGAACCTACTACTTCAACCCCGCAATCGTTCAGGAACCAAGCGGTCAGATCCTTCTTTTCGCCCGACGCTGCCGCAACAAGCGCGAGAAGGACGAGGACGTTTACCTTGAGAAGAACGACATCGTTGTCTTTGAGCTGACCAAGGATCTTGGAGCCATCAAGAAAGCGTTGATCAACCTCACCTCGCACATTCCAGGCGAGCAGTTCGAAGATCCGCGAGTGGTCAAGTTCGGCGACAAGTACGGACTAAGCTGCTGCACATTTGTGCCGTTCAAGAGCTACGCGCATCAGGCGATGTTCGTTTTGGATAAGCAGTTCCTGAACGTCGCCCGATTCGATCCGATCTACGGCAACAACTACGCGCAGGCGATGGTGAACGATGGCCATGAGAAGAACTGGCTCTACTTCGTCCACGATAACACGCCACACATGGTGTATTCGGCCAATCCTCATGTCGTAGTACGCCTTAATGGGCGTCTTGAGAAGGAAGCGGAGTACGTCACCGACGAGTTCAATCCGCTCTGGAAGTTTGGCGAGGTGCGCGGCGGCTCCAACCCGATTCTGGTCGATGGCTTGTACTGGACCTTCTTCCACAGCTCATTGCCGTGGATCAACAAGAAGCGTCGCTACTACATGGGTGCGTATGCCTTCGAGGCTAAGGCTCCATTCCGCATCGTCCGAATGACGACGCTGCCGCTTCTGACCGGCACGAATCAGCAGGACTGGTGGCCGGGATTGCCTGCGGTCGTGTTCCCGTGCGGAGCGTTCTACGACAGCGCGAAGAGTCATTTCATCGTCTCGTACGTCATCAACGACGTTGATTGCGGCTACATCAAGCTGCCGTTGGACGACATGCTGGAGGTGACGAAGGTGATTCGGCCCAAGCGCGATGTCGTCACGCCTGAGAAACCGATCAAGCTAGGCGAGGTTCTCGACCCGATTCCGCAGAGGCATAAACTGAAACGAAACAAGAAGACAAAGTATGATAAATTGGTTGAAAGGCTCAACGAAGACCCAGAAATCGGACCTGAAGAATCTGCCTGAGGTAAATATGGCGGAGTGGATGACAAGCGGTGAGAGTGCCGAATTCTCTAAGCTGTTGCAGACCCCGCTCTTACGCATGGCAATCCGCATCGTCGCTGAATCCATGCCGGTGCCGATGCCGTCTCATGGAGCGAAGGAATCAGACATTATTTTCGCTGCCGGTGTAACCGCTGGCTACGCGCATTGTCTTGAAAACCTTCGAAAATTGTCGGTGAATGAAACAACTAAGGAACCTGAAGCAACCTTCGAAAAACAATATTAACAAATTATGGACGTACCACTGAACTCTCCGCTGACCAATCCGGCGTCGCAGCCTGACTTTGGCAACTCGATTCTCGACGCATTCAATCGCATGGGAGCCGAAGCCGATGAGGGCATATCGACTCCGGTTACCGAGGAACCTAAGAAAGCCACAACGCCTGCGGCATCCGAAACGACCAAGCCCTCCAGCGGAGCAAGCAAGTCCGAGAAGGACATCGAGCGTTTGTTTGGCTCTTCGAAGAAGCAGGCAGCCGCCGCCGAAGTTCCGACTTCTACGGACGCTGATTCCGATATTCCCGAGACGATCAAGTCTACGAAAGCCGCTGATGCGTTCCGTAAGATCAAGGAGGAGAAGGCTCAGTTGGCCAAGCAACTGGACGAGCTGAAGGCTGGCAAGACCGCCAATCCGAACTTCGAGTCGCAGCTCAAGACCTTGCAGGAGGAGCGTGACGCGCTTTCCGAGCGTGTTCGATTGCTCGACATCGAGCGTCACCCTGAGTTCGTCAAGAAGTACGAGGGTAAGATCAATGGCGTCTTCGAATCGGTGAAGGGTCTTGTCGGCACCGATGGAGAACGGCTTGTTGGCCTACTCAAGTCGCCCGAGAGCGACTACCGGAACTCGCAGATCGACGATATCGTTGACGGTCTTTCGCCGTCCAAGAAGGCCAAGCTCGGCGCGCTAATCGTTCGCTACGACGAGATTAACGGCGAGAAGGCGGCGGAGATGTCCGAGGCTAAGTCCGATTACGACGCCATCATCTCGAAGTATCAGCAGGACAACGAGCAGGGTACGAAGGCTGCATTGGAGTCGGCCAGTAAGACCTGGGCGAAGGTGAGCGAGAATGCTCGCGCTCTTGAAATCTTCGAACCGCGTGAGGGCGATGAGGAATGGAATGGCGAGCTGAATCAGCGTCTCAGCCTCGCGCAGCAGATCTTCAATGGTGAGAACAGTGAAGAAGACCTCGCCAAGGCCGCTCTTTGGGCCGCTGCCGCGCCGAAATACCGTGAGCTTCTCTATTCTCAGGTTGAGGTAAATAAACGCCTACAAGCCGAATTGGCGAAGTATCGTGGCAGCGAGCCGGGAGTTAGCTCGAAGGCTATCAGCGGTGGTTCTCGTCCTGCGAACACGAACAACGCCAAGAGCGAGGACTTCGTTGCGAGCGTTCTGAAGTCGTTAGGACGCTGAGCCGCTGCGCTGGAAACAATTATCCCCCGATGGTTTCGAAGCCACCGGGGGATTTTGCTTTGAATTATTTGCGGTAAGGACCGCTTCCACTCGGAACCGGCTTTGGCTGAGGCTGAACCGGCGGCTTAGGCGGCGGCGACTGTTTGTAAGGTCCGCTTCCGCTAGGTCGTGAGACTGACGGCGAACCTTTGTAAGGTGCGTTATAGCTCATTTACTCCTTTGGCAATGCATACCAGCCCTCATGGATGGTAATTCGGTTCTTACTACGCACCGTTTTGCCGCTGGCGTCAACAGTCCAGACCTTGGCCTCAACGCTCTCAGCGAGGCGTACAGGCTCACCGTGGGGGACGTAAATCACTCGGCTCGCACAGCTCACGCTCATGCTGGCGAACACGATCCAGAAGACCGCGCTTAAGATCAGGCTGTTTCTTGGCGTCTTCACTTGATACATCCTGCTTCGTCAGCGCATGAAGCCAGATGACCAGCTTCATCACCAAGTCGGCCAGGAAGTTCATTCGGGCTTCTCAGCGTTCTTGCTCTTGTTATTGAAGATCGACCAAGCGACGCCGATGATGCTCACGGTGGCACCGGCAAGTTCAGCGACTTGATCGGCTGAAGCCAGACCTTTGGCGACGAGGAAGCCACCAGCGGCGGAGAGAAGATGGCGAATGAGAGAGGTAAGATTGGGGTTCATTTGAACTTTCGATACAGGTCGATGGCCTTGGATAGGCAGACGATAAAAGCAGTGACGGCACCGAACGCGAGCGATGCCGTCTTGAGGTTCGGGTCTGAAAAAACCGCGTTCCCGAGTATTCCGATAACTGGCCCACTAGCAGCGGCAACCATGTCTCGCATGAAGTGGGATTCAGTCATGGGATAATTTTCTACTTAGCGATTTCGATCTGCTGCGAGGACTTGGCGGCTTCCAGAATCAGGTCGGCCAGAGGTACTCCAACCTTTGCGTTCTGAAAACCGCCAGCTTTGATCGAGATATCGATGAGTTGCAGGAGGCTGTTAACTTGTTCGATGGTCAGCTCAATTTTAATCATGCCGCCGGAGCATCGGAGACAGACGAATCGCTGGCAACCAAAACCGGCTCAACCTGAGGCAACATCGGAGGCACAATCATCTCAGGTTCGGGCGGAGGCACCGGAGCCACCCACGGCAGCGGCAGACTCACCACGGGCGGGTTGATCTGGTTGGCAATCTGGAGCGAGACGTTCGCTTCGATGGCCGACTTGTTCACGCCGTTGGCGTAGCACCAATCCAGCACCTGCGCTTCGGTCAGTTGGTCGTAAGGCGTGAAGCTACCAGTCGGCGGAGCGAATGAGCAGCTACCGTAGCAGGTGCCGCTGTAGGTCTGCTCGGTGTCTCCGCTGCCGGTGGTTTCGGTGCCGTTGCATCGCCAGTCGGCGGTAATCACAACGTCCGTGAGAGAGCCTTCAACCGGCTTGGTGAGAAGGCGTTCGATGAGCCAGAGGATGGTCATGGTAGTATGAATTAGGCGTTGGCGATGGTGGTGACGGTGCCGGAGCTTCCACGGTACTTCAGCGCACCGGCTTCGACGTAGAGTTGACCGCCAGTGACGTTTGCAGTCGGAGCGGTTCCGTTGGCAATCTGAATGGTCTTCGCAGCGGTAGTTCCGGCAGCGGTCAATCCGACGAGTAGGTTGCCGAGGGCATCCAGCGTCATCGCCTGCGTGAAGGTGATTGCGTTGCCAGCGGTGCCGGAGGGGGCGGTGTACCAAACGTGTTTGCCAGCTTCTTGGGCGTACGAAGCGGCGTTCCCTGTGCCTATGTATTTGTATCCGCTTGAATAGTAGGCATTCGATGTGATGTTTAGATACTGTGCATTTGCGGCTATCGCTCCATTTGCACCACCAAGTTGAAGCGTTGGCCCACCACTACTAACCCACGCACTCGGCGTAACTCCGATGCCGACGTTGCCGTCAGACGACAATCTCAAACTCTCGACCAAGCCGGTTCCAGCTTTGTAGGTCTGCCAAGCAAGACCGCGCTGATCACCAGCACCATCACGCACCGCATACATTCCGCCGTAAGTGCCAGCCGCATATTGAGCGGTGATGATCGGATACAGCGTTCCGACAACATCAGAATGCGTGACAGCAAGTTTAGTGTTTGGGCTAACCCCCACCCCAAGTCCGGTGGAGTTGAGGGTCATGGCGGTGCCAGCGACTCCGCCGACGTTGGACCATGTGCAGATGCCAGTTCCCGAGATACGAAACCGATCAACTGACGTTCCGCTACCAGTGTAAACAACAACATCTCGGGCATCGCTTGTGCGAGGAACGAGAATCAAATCACCATTGCCGTTTCCGGCAAAAGCAGATGTTGATGTACCTACAAAACAAGCGGTCTGTGACGCTGGTGCGGCGGTAAGATCGCCAAATCGAATAGGGATACCGTTTGTATCAGTGACAGATAGCTTCGCAGAAGCGAAAGCACCTATTCCAACGCTTCCGCTCAACGCGGATTCCCCAGTCACACCAAGAGTCGTCCCCACCGTAGCCGCGCCGGTGATGGTGGCGGAGCCAGGAACAACGATGTTGTTGCCGCTCGGACCTGTCGCGGTGTACAGCTCCGTGAAATTCTGGTTCGTGTAATCGAACGCCGTACGCAGCGGCGTCCCCGTTCCGTCGTTCGGCGATGCGCCGATGTTGATAGTCTGTTTTGCCATATCTATTAAAAGGTTTGAGGTTACCGAAACTCGGTCATGTCCGCCGTGATGATCGTGCTGTCAGCCGTAATCACCGTGTTATCCGCCGTGATATCCGCCGTTCCGCCAAGCGTCGCCGCCTCCCAGAGTAGGCCAATCTCCAGCAGGTTCTTCTCGCGGTTGCTCTTGCAGGACGCGCCATACGCCTCCGCAATCAATGCCGCCGCTTCGCTACAGGAGATGTTGGCCATAGAATTCTTAGATGATGAACCAAGCGATTCCGTTGTTCATGATCGTCACGGAATTCCATTGAGCAGACAGCGTGTACGTCGCCGCGCCATCAATCGTCTCGGCACCGCTCGGATCGATAACAACCGCATTCGCACCGCTGTTTATCCGCTTGAAGGTGTAGATACGACCCGGAACCAGCGCGGCAGGCGGCAGTGTCATCGTAATCGCGCCACCAGCCGCATCGGCAACGATCAGATAATCGCCGCTCACCACATTGCCGGTCGTCGTAACAGTCCGGTACTGCGCGCTCATCACGCTGCCATCGACCAGATACGTCGCGATGCGATTCTCTAGCGCGAGCTTGGCCAACTCGACCTCCCACGGAGAACGACATCCAAGCGATGCCGCCTCATTGATCAGCGTCTCCGCCTCATCGCATGTGATACTTGGCATATCGTTTTTCTATGGGTTAAGCCTCAGGCCATCGGGCCGCCACGACCGCGCTGCATTACCTCGGCGATGAAACCGCCGCCGCCGCCCTCGGATTCCATCTCCTCGCCCTCCTCCTCCTCATAGCCACGCTCGGCCATCTTCTTCCCCTTCGACTTCTTCTCGTAGCCGGGGATGGCCATGCCATCAATCTCGATGAACTCAGCTTTGCCGTTCTTACCGAGGACAATCGTCGCCATCGTCTGGAACGCCTCGCCTTCCTTCAAATTCTCGGGAATCTCAACGCCTTCGGGGAGAGTAAAACTCGGCATACGGGGAGCATCAGATCCTGCTGATCCTTGTCAATGCTAAAGCAAAAACCCGCAAGCCTTTTGGACCTGCGGGTCTGTTAGCTATTCAACTCGAATTACGAGCAGATGATGGTCGTGAGTGCGCCTGTGCAACGACGGAAGATGATGGTCATTCCTTGATTGGTGAACACTGGCTCAATTGCGTGAACGAACTCAGCGTAGTGCTGACCCTTCTTCTCCAGCGGATCGGCGCAATCCACATCGAGCTTGTAGGCACCAGTCACCCACTGCCACTCGCCCATGTAGTTGGTCGGCATCCAGCTCAAGTCGCCAACACGGTTCACGGGGCGAACGATATGGCTCTTGATGACGTACGGAGTCGGGATGAACGCACCCTCGTACAAGGCGGTCGTCCAGCTCGGGTTGACGCTGAACACAGTACCCTTCGTGCCGGAGGTGCTGGTGAAGGGCTGGATCAGCGTGTACTTGCCGCCAGCGTAGCTGAAGCGGGGCGGGAACAGATTCGGAATGTGGCGGAAGTTCTTGATGACCCGATTCGCGCCAATCCGCTTGAGCAGCTCAGCACCCGGACCAGAACCCATATCGGCGAAGCGCAGATCCTCGCGCAGCGCGGCATTGTTCTGGGCGATACGCTGGGAAGCCTCCATGCCGATGTAGAGCGGGAACACCGGACCGTCGCTGGAGAAGCTGATGAAGCCGGAGCTATCAGGATTCGTCGCGCCATTGCGGATCAGCGTGGCGGCGGCGACATCGAGCATCTCCTGCGTCAACTCGGAGGTAGCCTGATTCAACGCCTGACCAGCGGAGCCGGTCTGAATCCAGGGCAGCTCGTTCACACCGCTCGGAATCGTCTCCACCTGAGTGAAGGACGAGTCGGCCACCGCCTTGATGGCGTACTTGGCGAACATGTTTTGGTAGCGAGTCTCCCACGAACGCTGAGCGCGGATCGAGAGCTTCTCCAGATACACGCGAAGGAACGCCTCGACGCGATGGTCGAAGGTCAGATCGTCCTTACACAGGAGCGGACCTTTAAGAGCGAAACGCTCAGGCCCCCAGGTGACAGCGTTGTAGCCGACCGGAACGTCATTGTAGGTGACATCGCAAGCACCACCGTTATCGCCGGGGTTGCCGGACGCGAGGGTGATGGCAGACCACTCCTCAGCCGCAGTCGGCTCAATCGAGGTGGTGGTGAACGAGGTCTGGGTCAGACCGGTACCCTGAGGATACTCGCCGCGCTCAATGAGGTTGAGCCACATCGAACGGTACGAGGCGCGTTTGTAAACGTCCTGCGCGAGCGACTCAGTCGCAACGGCGAAGGCGTTAAAGACATTGGGACAAGACATGAGATGAAATGAATTAAACCGACGTTATCTATCGGTAGGCCATCCTCCCCATCACACGATGGTCGATTCGACCCACCTTCTTACCGATGCGGAGCGTCATTGCCGCTTAGACAGTTTGCTGTGGACGACCAATCCACGTTCACGTTTAAGGTCGATGAGCGGACTGACGCACAACAATGACGCTATTGTCAATTAGAATAAATTGGATGATTGGCAATCCGAAGGATTGGCAATTATCTCGTCGGTCAGCTCGCTTTGCTCCGCCATGTAGCTCTTGTAGCCGCACAGTAGGCCAAGTTTGTGTGGCTGGATGATCTGCTCCCGCGCGATGAAGCCTCTGAATGTGTACGGGCCAGGGAAGCTCCCGGTCATCAGCGCGTAGAAATCCACGCCGTCCGTTTTCCTACCCTTGCGCGCATCGACCAGCAGCTTGCCATTGTCGTACTTGGTCGTTTTGACATCGATGCGGAATCCCGGCGGAGGCGGGATAACCGCGTCGTAGAGCGGATGCGGAGGCTCGCGGTTGGTATCCAAATCGGGATACACATTGAAGAGCTTGCAGAACGCTATCTCGCCGCACATTCCCTCCAGATCCACAGTCGCAGCGTCCTCCGAACTGATCTTCAAGTTCGCCTTGTTGAAATGACGGTTATTGCCGTTTCGATTCCTAGCGACGAAGTGGGCCAACTTCCTCTCAGCGGTTGTTAAAGATACAGTTTGACCAATTTTGATTTTATTTAGCATGGTCAAAAAGGTGGAAAATTTTTGAGGGGGGTATCGTAAACGAAGCCCACCCGCAAAGGGGGCCGGCCCTCCGCCAGTCTGCCGCCGATTCTGCCGCCGGAAAAGGATTCTTTAGCGTCCCGATAGACTTTCTGTCCATTAGTTTAACTTATCCTGATTATAAGTCACCTAGTGCGGTACAATCACTGTTATATTCACTTCGTTTCGGATTCGTTCGTGACGCTCACTTCGAATGCGCGGTCCGGCATTGATCCGAGTAAGTTAATACTCACGCTCGCTTGTTCGCCAGCTTCACTCCAGCCAAACACAAGCGCGGAGCGTTTGGCAACGCTCCCGAGTATTTGCTCCCGTGTTGATTCGTCTTTTATCCCGTCCAAGTCATACCCATTGACGCGTTCAATCGTTGACGCGGCATCTTCGGCAAGCTTCGAACGAACGATTGCTGACAGCGCTTCCAACGATTGAGTTTTCTTTTCAGTGCAAATCGTTTGCATTTGAGCCTTCATCTTTGTGATTCCCTCACGACTGGCTTTCGTCTGCAACGTTGCCTGCGATAGTTGCAAATCGTTTGCAATTGTCTTCCATTCCATCCCTGACAGGTACAGGGACTTTGCATGCTCCCATTGATCTTTCGTCACGTTGACTTTGTGCCACAAAGCATGCCAAGCGTCCAAACAAAAACACCACAACCTGTTGTGGTCCTTATCTTGCAACACCACTACATCTTGTATGCCACTTTATCGTTAAATTTCGCATTTTTATTTGTTCCTAGGGTCATGACAGCACCCTGTTTTCCGATTTTGACGCTGTCTAGTTCAACCCTCCCATCACACTTTTCTCAAAATATTTCAAAATAAATCTTGCAAGCGACAGGCTTTCAGCCCATAGTGTGTCTGTCATGAAGATCGCTCAGAAAACCAAGATTTGGAGAATCATCCGCAACCATTGCCCCGAGGCCTCGTTTTACGAGGTTATGGACATTCTCGAATACATCACCAAGAAAGCCAACGGCAAGTTCCCCGAGGCGAAGCGACTGGCGGATAACCCGTATCGGATTGCCGGCAGGGTATCTTGGTAATCTGGCTATCGTTCCCAGCCTGTCAGCAATGGCGGGTTGTGGACGGTGAACGGTTCACCGCTCAAAACTCATGAAACGCAAACTCCTCTCCCTCCTTTTCCAATCCATCACCTACGCTGCCCTAGGTTACGCCTTTTTCTTCGTTTTCTTCCGTTCTCAGTTCTAAACCTCAACCCACTAAATCCCATGAACTATCCTGGATCAATCCCCGCAGCCTATCAATCCGCAGACTTAGAACGCGCCTATCGAATGGGCTGGAATCACGGCCATGGCATCGCTTGCCATAACGTCCCTGAAATTGGCGATAGAATTTGCCCATCCATTGATTGGGTAGGCTTGGGCAAAACCGTCACTTCCGAAAACATCGCCGAATATCACGAATTGCTTTGCTTCGCCGCAGAATCCAATTCCCGAGACTATTCCCCGTTCGAATTCACCGCCCATGAATTCAACGAATCCGACGATTCCGAATCGCTTTGGGAGGCTTTCGAATCCGGCGTTGCCGATTCAATCCGAGAAGACCTGAAAGGCTATTCATACGCTGAATTGGTTTGAATGCCGAAACGCTGCCCATCGGAAACGGTGGGCAGAATTCGTCCGTCAAAATCAATCAATCCAAAATCCCATGACAAAATCCGACGAAAAGTCTGTTCTCCGAAACGCAATCGCGACGCTAGGCAAGAATTCCTATTCTGGCCAATGGCTTGCCGATCAATTGCCGGCAATCGAATTCGCGATTGATTCCGACGAATGTCTTGAATGCCGGGCCTTAACATTTGCCGAATCGCGGCAACAAGCGGAGGCGATTCTCCGCAACGCAAAGGAACAGGCTGCGGCAATCGAAAAGGAATCGAAGGAACGCGCCGACGATTTATTCCGTCGCGCAAAGTCTGCAATCGAATTCGAAAAGGAACGCCTCCGCGATACCCTCCGCAAGTCTCTTTCTAGCCTTTGATTCCCCGAGTCAGTCCATCGGAAACGATGGATTGCATCGGCGAATTAACGCCGAATCAAAACCAATCAATCCCATGAAACCTATCTTGTACCTTGCACCTCAATCAAAAGTCCGCCGTACCTATCCCCGCGCCAACGAATCCGCGCACTACGTTTCCGGCAATTCCCCGGAGCCGGTGGCGAAATGGTATTCGTCCCTTGAATCTGGAAAAGTTCACGTTTCCCTTTTCAATGGCGAGTATTTGACCGTTCCGACTGGCAAGGGTTATTTACTGGGAGTCCATGAAGTCGAAACACCGGCAATCCTTGCGCGCGCCTAATCCCATCCCATTCCATCCCATCCCATGACCTTCATAGAAGCGTTGGAGAAAGCGTCCAAAACAGCGCAAAGGACGAAGTCCTTTAGACATGTCCTAGTTGAGAACTCCATGTTTTCGGATTACGAAATTGCTTCGGACTTTGACCTAGAAAATTGGTTTCTTGGGAGCGAGCCGCTGGCCAGCTTCGGCCCGGACGGTGTGCGCATTCCTGAATGATTCCTCGCGCCGTCTCATGGGCAACCGTGGGATGGGGCGGGCAATCAATCCCGATTCCCGATTCAAAATTAATCCCATGACAACCCTTAGAAACCTAATCATTTCAATTTTGGACGATGAAAACGGAATAAGTGAAGAGTCTTTTGCATTTTTGAATCAATTAGCAGAAACCGACGAGTCACTCCGTGATGTTGTTTTAATGGCCGATTGCTTCGCTGATCGCTTTTATTTGCACGAGTCGGACGCTGAAAACCTCAGGAACGCAAAATCCTGATTCCCCGCGAGACGCTATGCGAAAGCGTAGCCTCCGGCGGCGAATCAATCCCGATTCCCGATTCAAAAAAAACCAATCCATGAAAACTACCGTCTCAGAATTCCAATTCGTCGAAGCCTTCCGCCATGCAGGCCGCGAAAGCCAGTTCTCCGTCAACGCTCGCCGCGCTTTATTCGCGCATTTCGAACAATTCGAGGAAGACACCGACACCGAAATCGAACTCGACCCTATCGCGATTTGCTGCGAATGGGCAGAATACAAGTCACCGAAAGAGGCTGCGAAAGACTACGGTTTTGAGTGGAAACCAAGTCTGATTGGATGTCATGACGCATCCCTTGAATGGCTTCACGAGCAAACCCAAGTCATCGAATTCGAAGGCGGAATCGTCATTCAGCAATTCTAACCCATTCCCCGCGCATCCATGAACTACTACGTAATGCAGACCTCGCTTTCTAGCGGCTCAAAGCCTCAGCTTGTCCAATGGGCGAAAACCCAATCGGACGCCGTCGCCTATGCGCGCCAGCAACTTGACCTTTGGCGTGAAACTGGCGTTGCCAATCCTCCGCGCTACACGGTTCACTATTCTGGCCAGACAACCTTGCAACCTCTTTGGGACAGTCTGGACTGATTAGATCGGCCCATCCTCCGCGCGCCATCGCTCCGGCGGTGACGCGAAAGGGTAGGCCAATCTATCCGCAATCAACTCCGCATCCAATGAACAAAACCCAAGTCTTTATCCAACTCCCCACGGAAGTTTCCTACTGGGGCAGCACCGCAACGGAAAGCGACGTTTCGCGCATATGCGACAATCTGGAATCGCTCATCCGCGCGGAATTCGGGGAGCGTTTGGTTCTTAACTTTGAGCGTACCGCAACGCCACTAGGTGACGGTATTTCCTCAGATCATGAAGACTCCGCGCAGGAAGTCTGGAACTGGATTGCGAACAACTGGACAGCCGCCCTCTAAGGATTCCCATGCGCTACAAAATCCAAATCGAAACCTACAACGGCGGCTGGTCAGACCTCCGCGAATCCTGCGACGGCGAAACCTACGAAACCTGTTTATTCCCCACGCGCAACGCAGCCCTTGCCGCGCGCGAGGAGTTCTCTGAACTGTCCGAATTCCTCGAAACGACGCGCATCGTAACCGCCGAAACTCCCGAAACCGAAAACATCTACGCATGAAAGCAACCCATACCCCCGGCCCTTGGCGTGTCGATCATTCCGGCCCTTGCCATATTGGAATCATCGACGAAAACGAACGGACGATTGCCTTTTGCGCGTTGCAAAACGAGAACGGAGACGAAGATGAATTGAATTCCTGTCTTATCGCCTCCGCCCCCGATCTTCTCGCAGCTCTTGAACGTCTCGCGCACCCAATGGCCGACGACGAGGATCTAGACTACGCGCGGGAGGTCATTGCGAAAGCGAAAGGAAACGAGTGAACATCCCAATCTGCACTAATCATGCGCCGTGGAAGGCTGAATTTGGGGGCAAGAAATTGGCTGGATGGGGAGTCTTATCCGCGCGCGATGAAGTCGTAGCCTACATACCGCAAAGCATCGTTCACGATGAAGCCAATGCGCGCCTGATTTCCTGTGCGCCTGAGATGCTTGCCGCTCTTGAATTGATTTTCTCGAACGCTGGAGAATCGCCCGAATGGATTCGTGCACGCATTGGTCCGGTGATTGAGAAAGCGAAGGGGGGACAGCAATGAAAGTCTACTGGACAGTTTATTTCGGCAAATTCCGGCGTAGCGAATACACGTTCCAAGGCGAAAACGCCAAGCGCGACGCGCAACGACTGGCGAAGCGATTCGGAGGGCGTGCGGTTTGCGAGAAAGGCCAGCAATGAAGCACACTCACAAGCCAAAAACATTCATCAGCCGATGTTTCAGCGGTGCGGTTGATTCGCGCCGTCCGAATCCCCGCGCGCATGGCTGGGCGACGATTGAACAGATCTGTCCATGCGGCGCATGGCGACTGGTCAACGTGAACCAAGGTCAGAAGGAACTTGGCCATTGGCAATCGGAGCGGTAAATCCTAAGAAAATCACGCAAACGAGAATCAAATTATGCATCCACTCCTCTTATCCGCGCTTATCCAAATCGAATCCGGCGGAAATGATCAGGCCCGAGGCCGTCACGGCGAGCTTGGCGCGTTGCAGATTAAGCCGATCCTCGTGCGCGACGTTAACCGCATCATGGGAACGTCCTATGCGCACCAGCAGGTAACGAATCGAGCGACGGCGACATTCATCGCCAATGCCTATCTCAGCCACTACGGCAAGAATCTCGGCGACGAATCCTTAGCTCGGCTCTGGCAAGGTGGGCCAAAAGGTCTTAGAAAACCATCCACACGCGCGTACGCCCGACGGGTCATGCGCGAGCTAGATCGGCAGCGAACTGTAAAGGAATCCATGACAGTTCAATTCACCGCACGGTAAAACAGCCAAAACCAATGAAACTAACCATTCAGAGCAAGCAGAACGCTCAGACCATCATCGACCTGTTCAACGCGGTCATCAACGGCGAGGTACAGGAACACGGCGCGCAGCCGCTCTCCATCTACGACGACGACAAGCACATTTGCAGCATCGTCGCCGCGAACGGCGAGCAGATTCTGGAACTGATCATCGAGCGAGAGGAAGGCGATAGGATCATTCAGCAGGGCGAACCGGAGACGCTATGATCGACCGCAACCTATCCGAAACGGCTCTCGTGCGATGCAGCACGATGCCCCTTAAAGAGTTGATTAAGAATCTCGAATGGATGGCTCATTCCTGTCAGTCGCAAATCTTCAAGGAAGCGGCGAACCGGCTTCGTAACGCTGATTGCGCGGCGACTATCCTTGAGGACTCACTTTTCTACGCGCGGATGTACCGCGACACGACGAGCGACGGCGACAATCGGCGGAGGATGCTCATCGACGATGCCGAGACGGTCGTCTCGCTGATCCGCACCGGAGGATGCGAATGAGCCGCAATCTCTTCGCCCCGCCCAAGTTCAAGGTTCAGATATCCGGCGCGATTGGTTGGTCGGACCTGAAGGAGCGTGTGGTCAGCTTCCGAACGGTCGAATTCCGTACGCGCAAGGAGGCGGAGCAAGCGGCCAAAGACCTCAATCCCGGCGAGTACACGCAGGGAAGACTTCGCGTCGTGCCGGTCGAGATGCCGGAGGATTACGATGTTTATCCGGTCGTCGAACGCGAGAATCCTAAAGCCACTTAGGTTTCATGAAGTTCTGAAACTCTTCGTTGCCAGGAAACTCAGACTTTGCTGACTGATAAGCCTCTTCGAAGAGTTTTGTGAACTCTTCTTTGAACTGCCAAGAAACTCGATCAACCGCGATTCCACGTTCTGCCTGTTTGCTTAAAACATAACCCCTGAGCTTTCCCTTAACCTCATCCAACTCCCATTGCTGCCATGTCTCCATATGCAAGAGCTTCGAATAACGCCTTCTCAATCTTTTGTTCGCGTATTCACACCTTTCAGAAAGTGAATCAAAAAAGAAATTTGAAAGAATCAAATTGCACTCATGGCACGCTGGAGTGCGTGGGCCGAAGTTAGCTGACGCATCCGTTCGCTTTTGCAAAGTCAGCATTGAAAATGGAATCACATGCTCTTGATCGGTGGGAGAAGTTCCGCAGTAGAAACAGCTCGACCAGCTTCCAAACCTGAAGTCAGACGGCACCCAATTCTTGAGTTTTTCGATTTCACTCTGGCTGAAAAGTATGTCTTTGGCAGTTAGCTGCTTCATGTTGAAATTATGAGCCTTCAAAACCAAACCTGCAACCTTCAAAACCCAGATTTGGACGACCACGTTCAAACGCCGCGTAAAGCTCGCGGACGTAGCCGAACACACTTTCGCACCTCCGAACGCTCTACGGGCCATTTCCGGCGCAGCGCGGGGCATTCTATAATTCTATCGAAACCCAATTTTGATGGTTTGAGCGGTGTTCGAGGGGGAATTCCGCCGCTGCTCGCGCCACCGCCGTTCAAGGCGGGGGTAAAAAGCGAAGCAGCGAAAGCGGAATTCAAGCTCCCTATTTATAGGGAGTTAGTACTCCCTAATAGGGGAGGTAGTAGGATCTATGCTAACTTTAGACGAAGTGAAAGTGGTACCGCACAGAAGTTAGTTGACGCGAACAAAAAGGAGAGGTATTTACAAGTTCCTATGAGTTACTTAGAGAATGGGGCAACACACCGCAGCATGTTCCGATTGATGGAGCCGCTGCATCACGACGCTGATCCGAACCGCTCGCAGGTCCTGGCCCACATCATGGCCAACATGCGCTGCGACATGGGGCGAGCGATACGAGCGTTCAATTCGATGCGGCATCCCAAGTCGAAGGTCCTGGTCTTCGATGCCATCCATCGGATGTGGAAGGGCTGCGATTGGGTGCCAGCCGACAACGATTCCAAGGATAGCATGTTCATCGTCGAGCTTCGCACCCTTCAACGCCGCGTGGTGGCGATGGACTCGGAGCTAAAGAAGGCTGTGAAGGAAATCAAGAGGCTGAACAAGAAGGTGGCCAACGCGAAGGAGACGGGAAGCACGCCTGAAATAGATGGGGACTGGTTCGCAAAGATGAGGGAAGCTCTTGGAACGACCGACGAAAAACCCATGAACACGACCGAATCGCTTGTCGCCCAGGCATGGAGCTGAAAATGTTTTTGAAAATCATTTGACGCCACTCCAGACAACTGCAACACTACGTCCGCAACGATGACCGATTTTTGGCAACTGGAAATAGAGAGCAGGGAGAGCCTGCTACGGGGTATTGGATTTTCTCCCCTGATTGAACATCCAGTTGCCATCTCCCTTTCATGAAAGTTTTTACGGCCAAGCAAACAGCCGCGATGCTGCAAATCTGCACCGAGACGCTTCGGCGTATCGTTCGCACCGACGGCATCCAGCACCGGAGAATTGGCCGACGCATTTTGTTCACTGAAGCCGACATCGCGGCGATTCTTGAGAGTCGAGCGATGACCGGAGCCGTGAACCCCTACGCACCAAGAAAACAAAAACAACAAACCGAGAATACAAATGAGCAGCAGCAACCTAGTTCCGACATCACCGCAACCTCTGAGTCCGGCCAGTCCTGACTTCTACGACCGCATCGACAGTCCGATGGATGCGGTGAAGACGATGGGCGATTGGATAGCGCATTCCGGCATGTTCGGCTGCGTCAAGCCTGAGCAAGGATACGTCCTGGCTCTCGAATGCATCGCCAGCCGTATGACTCCGCTTTCATGGAAGCGCGAGAATCACCTGATCAATGGCAACATCACCATGAAATCGGAGAGCATGCTTTCCGGTCTGATGAATGCCGGTTGGGACGTTGACTGGATTCAGTTCGACGCCATCGCCGCCATCGCCGACTTCTCCAAAGGCGCGAAGAAGGTCCGCGTGTCATTCACAAGCGACGATGCGAAGCAGGCAGGTTTGCTTCCCGCGAAAGCTGGCAGCGGTTGGGCCAAGTTTCCCGCTGAGATGCTCAGAGCGCGTGTCATCAGCAAGGCGACAAGGATGCTCGATCCGCGAATCACGCAAGGCCGCTACACGCCTGAGGAGGTGGCCGACTTCTCTGCAACGCCGTCAACACCCGCTCCGACCGCTTCAACGCGCCAGACGGTCAATGTGACGCCGGAACCGTCATTCTCGCTGGTCGAGAAACTGGAGCAGATTCTTGAGCCACATTCCGACATCGCCAATGCGTTTTTGCTGTCGAAGAACCTGATCAAGGAAGGTCAGAACTTCCGCGATGTCAGCACCAAGGTGGCCAACATGATCATCGCCGACAGCGACAGTTTCCTGATCAAGGCTAAGGCGTTTTCCGAACCGACCATCGAATGAGCATTCTAAACCGCCACGTTAATTTCGACATGGCTGCTGAGAAGTACCATGCCGTTGACGCTCTCTCGAAAAGCATGATGTCCAAGATCCTCAAGTCGCCAGCGCACTACAAAGCCGCGCTGGAGGAGCATCAGGAGCCGACGAAGGCTATGCAGATGGGTACGGCGATTCACACCGCTGTTCTCGAACCGCACTTGTACTCGCAGGTCGTAGCTGTCGTTCCGCCGGATATCGATGGCAGGACGAAGGAAGGCAAGGCATGGAAAGAGGCGCATAAGAGCCGTATCCACATGACTCACGCCGAAGACATCGATGTGCAGGGTGTCGCGAACAGCGTCCGCCGCCATCCGTTCTGGGACATCATTCATCTCAATCACAAGATTGAGGCATCTGTCTTCGCTCAAGATGAGGACACTGGCCTACCTCTCAAAGCGCGTCCCGATCTGTGGGTCGAGGATCATACGCTTGTCGATGTGAAGACCACCGACGACGCGACGCCCGAGGGTTTCAGCCGCACGGTGACTAGCTTCGGCTACCACATTCAGGCCGCGCACTATCTGGAGATGACAGGTGCGGAGAACTTCATCTTCGTAGCGGTCGAGCGTAAGGCTCCGTATGCGGTTGGCATCTACAAGCTGGATGCCGAATGGCTTCAGGCCGGTGCGAACCTGCGTAGGAAAGCCATCACGCTGCTGCACGAATGCAAAGCACTGGACAGTTGGCCAGCCTATCCGACCGCAGTCCAAACCCTTTCTTGCCCAAAGTGGGTCTTGAATAAGTCAGAGAGCTGAAACCAAAATCGAAACCTAACAATTATGTTCCAAGTAAACCGTAAGGATGCCGGAGGCCGCTACATCGATGCCGAAGGCGAGTACACCGTCACTCTCACCAAGGTTGAGGAGAACCTCGATCCGAAGGGCCGCGAGGTCTGCAAGGTGACGTTCACTACGAGCGAAGGTGCCAGCATCACCGACCGTTTCCTCAATCAGGAGAACACTTGGTTCCGCGTGAACCAGCTTGTCGCCGCCACTAACCACAACGTGCCGGACGGTACGCAGGTTGACTTCCTCGGCGTGAAGGGCAGCTATGCCAACTTCCTTAAGTCGATGATCGGTCTGGAGTTGGCCATCACGACTCGCTTTGAGGAGTACGAGTACAACGGCGAGAAGAAGAAGACTCTTCGCCTCAAGGGCATGAAGGCCGTCGCCCCGGTTGCCGCCGAGACTGAGGAAAAGCCGTTCTAAGCATCTCAAACACGGAGGGGAGCGCATTCCGCGATAACGCTCGCAATCAACCTAAAATTCGTATCCATGAGAACAAAACTTGTAGCCATCACCAAACCCCTTGTCGGCGACGGAACTCTAACCGCCTCCGACTTCATCACGTTCGCCGCCCGTGTCAGCAATCCGTCGAACCAGATGAGCCTCCTCACAGCCCCGAAGTTATTGGCCTACTGCATCAAGCACGGCCATTGGAGCATCTTCGAGCAGGCGAGCATGACCATCGAGATTCAAACGAGCCGCGCTATCTCCGCCCAAATCCTGCGCCATCGCAGCTTCTGCTTCCAAGAATTCAGCCAACGCTACGCGCCAAGCGACGCAGCGGAGCCAGTTGAACTCCGCACTCAGGACCGTGTAAACCGCCAGGGAAGCGGCGATGCGTTTCCGCAGGAGTGGGCCAATGAGGTTGTCGCCAAATCGGTCGATCTGGCGTTCAGGACGTATCGCACTCTGCTTCAGGAGGGTGTGAGCCGCGAAACTGCTCGCATGGTTCTCCCGCTCTGTACGCAGACGACCTTGTACATGACCGGCAACATCCGCTCATGGATTCATTACTTCGAGCAAAGGTGCGCGAAAGGTACGCAGAAGGAGCATCGCGACATCGCCATCCAGATCCGTGACGAAATCTTCGCCAAGGAATTCGCGGTCATTCACGAAGCCATTACGAGCGATTCCAAATGACCCCCACAAAACCCAAACGTCCCACCCCCAAGATCTTTGTGGTCAGCGACGACACGCACAAGCGGCTGAAGGACTACGCAACCAAGAAGGGCTACAAGCTCCAGTTCGTGGCCGATGAGGCGGTCAGTGAATACCTCAAGCGAAAGGAGCAGCAATGACACGCGAACAAACAATCGAAGCCATCCGCATCATGCAAGCGTTTGTGGATGGGAAGGAAGTGGAGAGCCTGTATGGAGGAAAGTGGGCATTAGCGTGTATACCTAGGTGGGACTGGGATGACACAGACTACCGCATCAAACCCACCCCTGTTCTCCGCCCGTGGACTGCGGATGAGGTTCCGCTGGGAGCGTGGATACGTTACAAAAGAGCGTTGCATGACCGCAGCATCCTCGCATGGACATCAAACCAAGCTGACCGAGATATGTGGCTGGATGAACGCGAACACAGCATCGACGGCGGTAAGAACTGGCTCCCGTGTGGGGTCGTGGAGGAGGCGAAATGAGCGATCATATTCCTGACCCCACGAAAATGATCAACGACGGAGGACCGGCGTTTCCTCGAACTGGAGCTGATGGACACACAAGTCCGCAAAGCGGGATGGCACTTAGGGACTTCTTCGCAGCGGCGGCGTTGGAAAAAGCATCGAGAGGATCAGATCGAAGTGCTGATGAAATAGCCAAGCGAGCGTTCTACATAGCCGACGCAATGCTCAAAGCGAGGGAGGCGAAATGAACCATCTTGGTGACACCAACAAAATGGTCAGCGATACGCCGAGGACGGATGAAGCGCAGTTTGGAACCGGACGAGTCAGTGTCAGCTTCGTCCGCAAACTCGAACGCGAACTCAACGCAGCCAACGACCGCATCAAGCGGTTGGAGGAGTTCGCGAGAACCATTGAGAACGATTTTGACCACGACGAAGACGCCCATAGATACGGAACAACGTGTCGAGTTTGCGACGCCGAAGACCTGTTGAAGGAAACCAAAGTCAAGGAGGCCAAGCTGTGAGCGTAGAACAACGAATCCTTTTCCTATCGGAGGCTCCCGGTTGCCACCAGTCACGCGAACTCCGCGCCATCGCCTTTCAGGTGCGAAAACTGGAGGATCGGATCAAGCAACTGGAGGACCGTATCCACCGAGCATCAATGGCGTTTTTTAGGGACGGATCGGACGGACATGTTGCGAGTCAAATGCTTCAGATTCTGGAGGAGGAAAGGGGGAAGAAATGAACGTCCTAAAAGACCTGTCAGTCGCGTTTGTTTACAAACACAAGATGACCAGCGAGGT